TCCTCCCCAACCCCAACCGGCTGGAAGCCTACAAATGCTTCTATGTCGCGGCCACCAGACCCAAGAAGGAGCTGTATCTTGCTTAGGCTCGTGTTGCTGTTCCTGATCATCTTCACACTCACTACGCAGTTGCTAGTGTTGTTGGAGTTGCGGGATCACAGTTTGTGCGAAAACCCGGCAAAGATGTGTGTCCGGGCTATTGCGCCACTGATCAAACCCCGGTAGTATTAACCCTAGGGATAACCCCACTTTAACTGACGAAAGGAAACGCAATGGCACTCTCCCCTGAAATGCAATCGAAAGTCCAGCTATGGCGGCAGAAGGCTCGCGAGGGTACTCTGACAACGGAGGAACGCCGAGAGGCAATCCAGCTTCTGCGACAGGATCGAATCGGCGCGGCGCAGACCTCAACAGCCAGCCGCGCGAAGAAAGCACCCAAAGCCCCGATAAATGCTGATGATCTGCTCAGCGAACTCGACGGACTCTGATAGAAAGGATTCGAAATGCTGACTGTAAAACTTTGGGCCGCAAGCCCTACTGAACTCAAGCGATTAATGGATCTGACGATTGGAGAGGATGACTATGAAGAAAAGGTTTTCAAAATAGCCTACCCTACCAATCTGGACATGACTGGCCAAGGTTGGATTGAGATTGGAACTGTGTCGATGGACTTCCACTTGGAACTCACAGACACGACCACACAAGCTGCAATGGCTGCGTTCGACTTGGCGGAGGAAAAGCTGCGGAGCGAGTTCAACGATAAACTAGCCCAGCTCCTGCAAGCCAAACAGGAATTCCTCTCACTCCCAGCCCCGAAAGAAGACGACAATGACATCCCATTCTGACCGTCCTATGTTCCCGCACACAGTAGACGCGACAATGCTTTCCGCGTTTCGCTCCTGCCCACAATCCATGTTCCGCTCGTACGTCCAGCATTGGAAGCCCAAGTCCGAGAGCGTCCACCTGATCGCCGGCGGTGCCTTCGCAAAGGGGGTGGAAGTAGCACGAAAGGTCTTCTGGGAAGGGCTTGTCCCACAGTACGACTCGAAGCAGTCCGCTGAAACCGGCCTCTGGTCAACCCACTTCAATGGCGAGCTGTACGTCTCATCGGCTGTCGGTGATTCCGTCCTAGCAGTCTCCGAGGGCCTCCATGCCCTGCTCGTAGCCTACGGTGATTTCGAATGCCCGCCTGAATCCGCCAAGTCGTGCCAGCGGATGTGTGGCGCGCTGGAGTTCTACTTCGAGAACTACCCCCTGGGGGCTGATGGCTGCGATCCGATCATCCTCCCCAGCGGTCGCCGGGCCATCGAGTTCAGCTTCGCCGAGCCTTTGAGCATCGCCCATCCTGTAACCGGCGATCCCATCCTCTACACTGGCCGTTCTGACCTTATTGCCAACTTCGCTGGCGGCATCTACATCGAAGACGACAAGACCACGACAAGCCTGGGCCAGCAGTGGGCGCGGCAATGGGAAATGCGGTCGCAGTTCACCGGGTATTGCTGGGCTGCCAGAAAAGCGGGGATCGAGCCTACAGGAGTGCTGGTGCGCGGTGTGTCCATCCTCAAAACCAAGTATGACACACAAAGCGTCCCATCGTATCGTGCAGATTGGGAAATCGACCGTTGGGAAGAGCAAACCCTGCGCGACCTTGAACGGATGATCCAGTGCTGGCGCGACGGCTATTGGGACTTCTCTCTCGACCATGCCTGTGCAGAGTTCGGCGGGTGCAAGTTTGTCTCGATCTGCAAGTCCAAAGACCCGGAACCGTGGCTGGAAATGAACTTCGAGAAGAGGGTCTGGGATCCGCTGGCGAGACGGCAGTTGACGGTCGCGGAATGGGAAGCCAGTTGGGAGTCGTAATCCCCCGGTATTACTAATCCTTAATCCCCCGGAGAAACCATGATCCAGCACTTCATAATCGAATCTCACTGGCTAGGCCAAGCCGAACGCTCTATGGAGTTTGTGCATGGAGAACTGCAGCCGCCAAGGTCGCTGGTCTTCCTTTGTGAATGCTGTGGGGCAGAGTTCGCCAGATGCCCTGTGGGGGCTGTCAATGTGCCCGGAGTGGCTCCGAGATGGCAAGCCGTTATGCGTTGCTGTCGTCGTTGTATTCCGTCAGCCTTGTCCGCCCCCGCAGGGTCAATCTGGCTCTCCTGGGACAATCCTTTTACACTAGCCTTTCCGCCAGCAGTCCTTGAGCGGGAATTTCTTCTCCACCTGAACCACTATTCCAAGGATCAAATATGACCACGGAAACACCCACCCCAAACGATCAATCCCTGCCCGGCATAAACTGTGTCCTAATGGGCCCAGCCGGCTCGGGCAAAACCCACGCCATCGGCACGCTGGTGGAGACGGGTATCGAGGTTTTCTACCTGGGGCTTGAGCCAGGCCTCGAATCGCTGTTGGGATACTTCACCGACAAGGGCAAGCCAGTCCCGGACAATCTCCATTGGCACATGCTGCAAGCCCCCAAAGCATCGTTCGCGGAGTTGAGCCAAGCCGCAACGAGCATCAACACCCTGGGCCTGGACTCGCTGTCGAAGATGCAAGACCCCAATCGTTCCAAGCATAACCAATTCATCACCCTCTTGACAGCTCTGTCTGACTTCCCAGATGATCGCACAGGGAAGAAGTTTGGCAGCGCAGACGGATGGGGCACAGACCGAGCCTTGGTCGTTGATAGCCTCACAGGCCTAAACCGCGCGGCCATGTCCCTGGTCATCGGCAACAAGCCCGTCCGGAACCAAGCCGACTGGGGCATCGCACAAGACCAGGTGGAGAAAATCCTCCGCATGCTCTGCGATAACTGCAAGTGCCATTTCATCCTGCTAGCCCACGTCGAGCGCGAGACAGACGCAGTGTTGGGCGGCGTCAAGATCATGGTCTCAACCCTGGGCAAGGCTTTGGCTCCGAAAATCCCTGCCATGTTCTCCGACGTTATCCTTACAGTTCGCGAGGGCACCAAGTGGTCATGGGACACAGCTTCCAGCCTCGCTGATGTCAAGACCCGCAACCTCACTGTCTCTGCCGGGCAGCAGCCATCCTTCACCCCCATCATTGCCAAATGGAAATCCAGGAGCGCACAGAAATGAGCAATATCCAGTTCACCCGCCCAATGACCAAGATCGAAGACTGGTTCAACAACGGGCAGGACTTCGAATCCACCCTAGTCAAAGCCATCAAGGAGTCCGAGGGCAATGCCAAAATGCTGGACTTCCTAGCCGACGTCAAGCACGGCTGGGACGCCCGCGGAATGTCAGCCTTCATGTCGCGCAAGGTCTATCTCCATCTATGCAAACTGGCATGCGTGGATGAATGCCCTTGCGTTTCTTAGATTGACTTCTGCCCCCGAACCTGTTCTCATGAGTTTCCGGCGCATAGTGGGGTGGCAGTTCCCTCAAAGCGCTTTTGCAACCCCAACTGCCTACCTTTAATCAACCAATGGAGCTTACCAAATGTCTTCCTTCAATCCTGAACAATTCCTCGACCAGCAAATCACCGAAACCAATGATACCAAGATCACCCCGGTGCCTGTCGGCGACTACACCGCCGTGGCCAGCGATGTCAAATGCCGCCCCTGGACTTCCAAGAATGACCCCTCGATGGCCGGCCTCGCACTCGACATTACCTGGGATATCGACGACTCGTCAGTCAAAGAATTCCTTGGCCGCGATAAGGTCACTGTCAAGCAGGGCATCATGCTCGATGTAACGGAAAGCGGTGGGCTGGACATGGGCAAGGGCCGCAATGTTGGCTTGGGCCGTCTGCGTGAAGCCTTGGGCTTGAACACACCGGGCCAGCCGTTCAGCTTCTCCATGATCCCCGGTCGCGTTGCCAAGGTCAAGGTTTCGCACCGCGTGGCTGGTGAGGATATCTTCGCGGAAGTCAAGCAGGTCGCGCACGTCTAGCCCTACCCTGTAGTTTTTGCAGCTCGAAGGGCCGGGGAACACTCCGGCCTTTTTACCTTCACGAAAGGCATTTGCCCGTGATACTAGACCTGACAAGCCAGTTTCCCCTAGGGTGTATAATCGCGTTTGGCGCGGTTTGTTTTCACCCGTCGGCACTCTCATATACCCCCATTGATTCTAATCGAGCCACCGACCGGGCAACCCCCGCGCCGGGGCATTCCCTCGCCCCCGCAAATCCAAAAACAGGACTTCCCCAACTATGAACACTTGCAAACTGTCCCAACTCGTAATCCTAGACAACCGTCAGCGCCAAGAATTCGAGCCCAACGCGCTTATGGAATTGACTGAATCCATCCGTGACAATGGGCTGATGCATGCCCCTGTCGTCCGGCTATACAACGACGAACTGGTTCTTGTGGCCGGCGAGCGCAGGATCAAAGCCATGCAAGACCTCTGGGCGCTGGGAGAAGAAGTGCGGTATGATGGGCGTGTAATCCCTGAAGGCTACATCCCCTACACCCCCCTTGGGGAGCTGTCTCGAAGCCGAGGAAGCTGAACTAGACGAAAATCTCAAGCGCCGCGATTTGACATGGCAGGAGCACGCGGCGGCTGTTCAACGCCTTCATGCACTCCGTGGTGATCAGAAGCGGGAAGCTTTTGAAGCGGCGCTGGAGAACGCCTCAAACCTAGACACGGTCATACAGGCAACAAACCCTCCAACCCAGACAGTGGCGGAGACAGCTCTGGAAATCTCCGGACGCAGCGACGGTGCTTATCAGGATGCCGTGCGGAAAGAAATCATCGTGGCCAAGCACCTGCACAATCCTGAAGTCGCCAAAGCCAAGTCTGTGGACGAAGCCTTCAAAATCCTCAAACGCCATGAGGAGACAGCCCGCAATGTCCAATTAGCCTCAGACCTCGGCTCATCCTACAACTCATCCTCACACACCTTGATACAAGGCTCCTGCCTCGA